AAGTTTTCTATATCCACTGACTCTAATTCCACTCAAGCGTTTACTGTTGACACCTCAGGCCGAGTAGGGATTGGCCTCACGAGCCCTGCCACAACCCTAGATGTCAATGGCGACGTAACCATCGCCGACAAGATTATCCACGGCGGCGACACTAATACTGCAATTCGATTCCCCGCTGCGGATACTGTTTCGGTTGAGACTGCTGGCAGTGAACGCGCCCGCATCGACAGCTCCGGCAGGCTGTTAGTTGGCACGTCTAGTGGTGTTAGCGCAGCTTTTGTCAACAGCTCAATTCAAGCTCATGGTATTACCGGTGATGCTTCTTCGGTAACTCTTTACCGCTTCACAACATCTGCAACTGCCGCTGCAACCCCACGACTTGTAATGGCAAGAAGTGGATCAGACTCCAAAGACTTTACGGTCGTCGCTAATGGCAACCGCTTGGGCCAGCTTAATTTTGTTGGCGCAGACGGAACGCAATTTATTAGTGCTGCGTCTATTGACTGCGAGGTAGACGGCACCCCCGGCACTAACGACATGCCGGGCCGCTTAGTGTTCTCCACTACCGCCGACGGAGCGAGTAGCCCGACGGAGCGGGTTCGCGTCACGAGCGGGGGGTATTTTAAGGCGAGTAACAGCGGAACGTACAGAAGTACAACAGATGCATATCATGAGCTATTGCAAGATACCACTAGCACCAGTTGCTTAACTTCTAGTGCTAGTAACGCAAGTTATGCCTCTTGGATTCATCAGCTAGATGCAGCGAGGGCCGCAAATACCGCGTATAGCTTTGTTGTTGCAAGATCAAGCTATACAGGTTCGGCTGATAATGAATTTAACCTTCGGGGCGATGGCACAGGACTCTGCGACGGAGCCTGGACTGGCGGCGGCGCTGACTATGCTGAATACTTTGAGTGGAGCGACGGCAATCCAGATGCCGACGACCGTCGTGGTATTGCTGTAGTGCTTGATGGCGATAAGATCCGCCCAGCCCTTGCTGGCGAAGACCCCATCGGTGTGATCTCCGGCAACCCAAGCGTCGTTGGCGACTCTGCCTGGAACAAGTGGAGCGGCAAGTACCTGCGCGATGACTACGGCACCTACATCCTTGAGGACTACGAAGTCGAGGATGAAGACGGCAATACCGTCATCCAACAGCGACGCAAGCTCAACCCTGCCTACGACCCTGACGTGGAATACACCTCCCGCGAAGAACGCCCTGAGTGGGATTGCGTGGGTCTGATGGGCAAGCTCCGCATCCGCAAAGGTCAGCCAACCGGAAGCCGCTGGATTAAGATGCGCGACATCAGCGATTCCGTTGAGGAATGGTTAGTTCGCTGAGGCCGTGTAGGCCTACTCACTGCGAGGCGTGGCTCGACTATCTGGAATTACCGGATAGTGGGGCTCAGCATTAAAAAGCGGCAGGATGTCACCCCCGCCGCTCTTGCGACTGGATCTCACCCCAGCCGCTTTGCTGCTTTCTGTTCAGCCGCAGCACTGTAGCACATGGTATGGTGGGTGGGCAGGCGTGCGTCAACACCCTGCCCTGGCCACAGTTCCCTAGAAACCATGACCCAAGAATCTTATAGGCATCCCATAACCCCACCGCCGTGGCGAGTGCAGGAGTGGGGAGAAGAAGCTGCTCGCCGTCAATACACAGGTTCCGAAACAGACCAGCACATTGCGACTGAAGCCGCCCAATGGGGCGCAGACACTGAGCTAGAGGCGTGCTGTCTGTGGGTGAACTCCGTTGATGACGACGATTGTTTTGGTGCAAACCTCCGCGCTGCCCGCCGCCCCAAGCCGCCGAGTTTGAAGGAGCAGGCCATTGCAGAGCTGGACGACGCTGTGATGAGGGGTGACTGCATCACTGTGTCTGAGGCACTGCCCACCATCCGCCGCGCCTTGGAGCAACTCGATGACTGACGAACCGTATGTGGGTGAGTTTCGCTGGCAGGGAGAGCCTCAGAACTCTCCTGTTGAGCTATGGGACGGAAAACAGTGGGTACTTGTAGGCGGTTCCTTGCCAACGGATGAAGAGCTTTTTGATCTGGCGGAGAAGTACGCAGATGACAACGGGTTGCTAGGGCTGCACAACGCGCCTGGTTTTGCCCGCGCCGTTCTTGATCGCTGGGGCAAGTAGTCATTACCACTAATCACACCATGACGCAACAACATCCCATCACCCCACCGCCAGAGCTTGTGCAGCAGTGGACTGCTGACATTTTCGGAGACGCCCAAGAGTGCTTCTCTTGCGAAGTCGAGTTCGCCAACAGAGCCGCCCAATGGGGAGCCGACATGGAGCTGGCGGCCTGTTGCAGACAACTCACGGATCCCAAGTGGTACGACGAAATCAAGAACTTGCGTGGGCCCTTCCGCGCAGCAGAGCTCCGCGCCATCCGCCGCCCCAAGCCGCCAAGCTTGAAGGAACAGGCGCTGTCGCTCGTTGAGCAGCACGAAGACGGCTGGCGGCCGTCACCCAAGGACTGGGACACCATCCGCCGCGCATTGGAGGCACTGCCCGACAGCATTGTCGTATTTCCTTCTCAGTGTTAAAAGCATTAAAAAGCGGCAGGATGTCACCCCCACCGCTCTTGCAACTGGATCTCACTCCAGTCGCTTTGCTGCTTTCTGATCAGCCCCAGCACTGTAGCACACGGCAGGTATCAGCATGTATTACCTGAAAACAGGAATCAGCTAATACTTGCCCGCTTACGACCCGTCTCAATTTCCATGTCTGAACTTTCCTCCGCCGCGCAGGCGGTGATTACTGCCAGCAACTGTGCTGGGTCTCGAATCGTGCAGTTGCACATTGCCGCCGCCCTGCGAGCCGCTGCGGATGAGGTATGCCTCCGTTGGGCTGAGCTGAAACATCCTGCAGATGTTTTGAACACCATCGCTGACGAGCTTGAAGCCTCGTAGTCACCTTCTCTAGGGTGGACAGCCGACCCTTCCCAACTGGCTGTAACCCTCCTACTCTGTACCAGTCTGGTTCTTCATCATGGCCACCACCTTTACGTGGGGTATCAACACCCTTGAACGCGAAACCGACGACGGCTTTGTGTTTACCGCTCACTACACCGTCAACGCTGAAGACGGCACCTACTCGGCTGGCGCATATGGCAGCATCGGCTTTCAGCGCCCCGACAACCTGATCCCGTACAACCAACTCGACGAGCCAACTGTGATCGACTGGGTCAAGGAAGCCCTAGGCGGTGACGAAAAAATTGCCGAGATCGAAGCTGCACTGCAAGCTCAACTTGACGAGCAGCGCCATCCGTCTAAAGCCGCTGGTGTGCCTTGGGCATCCTGATCGCTGCTTTGGCACTCCTACTAATCTGCCTGATTATTGCAGGCATGATTTGGCAGTGGTGCCATACTTCTGATTGGCAAGATCGTTACTACTAACTAACAGCCGGCGTCAATAGCCGGCTTTTTATTGATTTACCCCGAGCCCGTTCTAAGGTCATGCACACATGTAAGCTAACCTCAGGTCCCTAAGACTTCATTGGCAACAAAAGCAAAAACCGGCACCGGCCGGCTTGACCACCAAGCTGGTCGCCCCAAAACCACCCGAGACGGGTACGGCCAGAACAGTCGTCCTCGGAGACGCGGCAAGAAAAAACGCGTCGGCCAGGGTCGCTAATCTGAGAAAAAGGTCAGCGGCATGCCTTGTAATGGAGCACTTCGACGAGGCACCCGTTAGCACCAAACCCCCTGAAAACCCCTTCAACCAAATCGTGCCAGCTCTGTTGACCGCTGCAGTGGTCGGCCTAGCTGGCCTTTTTATGCAAGTCGCCAAGCTAGACCAGTCCGTCAGCACCGTCGCCGCCGACATCCAAGAACTCAAAAACGACTCCAAAGAACGGCTCACCGATCTCGAAACCCGCGTGCGTCACATCGAAATGACCGTCGGCAGCAAAAAATGAGCGTCGTCAACACCACCGACTACGGCAACGGCTTCAGCCTGGATCAGCTGGAAAACGAGCGCGGCGAACTGTACTACCGCGCCTGCAAAGACAGCATCTGCCGCTACGCCGAGGACCACTACATCGCAATGATGTACCTCGAAGGCATGGGCTGGGACTTTAAGCAAACTCCCCTGGCTTAGCCCCAAAATCCGGCCCCGGGTCCCGCCCCGTCTTCAACACCGCCACCGCCCTCGCATAGAACGGGCTGCTGGTCTTACCTGCGCGCTCCAGGGCCTCCTTCACCTTCGCCCAGTTCTCCCGAGTGCGGTCGTCCATCAGTACAGCCACTCGGCTGCAGGCCTGGCACCGGCCCCAGGAACGAAACCTCCGCCCCCGCGCGTGTCCATATGCACGAAGCCGCGTGGTCGCCCATCGCCCAGACCCCCAGTCCACCTGACTTTTATCCACTGGTAGAAGCTGTCCAGGCTCCGGTCCACTGGGTAGAGGTCGAACGCCTCCCCGAGGACGTGCCTCGAGCCCGGTACCCCTCCCACCTGGGCATTGATCGGCTCCGGCCTGTAGAAGCTCGTCACCCCCAGGGGCCGCCCCCACGCCTCGCGCACTCGCTGAAACTCCGCCGCAGTGCGCAGCAACCGCGTCCGCACCGACGACGTCGGCCCTGGAATTCGCCGCCGGTCCCACTGCAAGATCTCACCCACAGTCAGATTTGGCGTTACTAGACAGTTGAAGTCGCCCCAATCGACATCAGGGCGCATGAACTCCCCCGAGCCGATCACCTTCCGCCAGTGTGGCTCGAACACAAACCAAGTCCCGGCCCCCGCCGCCAACTCCACCCGCGCATGCCCATCCGCCGGCCGCTCCGTGTATGCAACCACTGCATAATCTTTCCCGACGGGCACCAGAACCTTCTCCTTCTCACCGAGCTCGGCAGCCGGAACTGGCTCCTTCTTCAGCCATGTCACATGCACCGCCTCGATCCGGTACAAGATCGACTTTGGCTCCGCCTTAACCACAGGCTTGCTCACCACCGAGGACGGTGCCCGCTCATCCATCAGCTTGATCAACTTCTCTGCGTAGGTCGGATCTGTCGCGTACCCCTGATCCACCAACGCCTTCGCCGCATCCTCTCGCGTCGCCGCCCGATTCACACCTTCGTATTTGTCCCAGTCCTTATACCATCGAGTAACCAAGTACCTCACACACGCCCCGAGATCCGAGAAGTCAATAAATTCTGCCGTTATAGTTATCCACTTTCCATCTACAAACTCTTTAGTTTCTTTACCTGTTCCAGTACCCTTCAAACCAAAATAATTATGTTTACCACTCGTGTGCTTCCCGTAGCCACTCTCAAGTGCCCACTGTGCTGCCACAAGCTCGGGGTATTTAGCCCCAGCATCTTCCCCTGCCTGCCGCACACCCTCCCAGGTGTTCGAGTACGTCTTGCGAGTAGCCACAGATTTCGCGCAGATACTTCACGCTACCGGCGCCGCTGCACCTCACGCCAATAGCGGTCCTCAACCTTGCCCTGCCAAGCCTGGTACTGCGACATACGTGCCGACGCCCGAGCTCGTTTCTTCCGCAGGTTCCAGTCATAAAAAAACTGGGCATCCTCCACCAAGCGATGAAGGAGCCCATTTGGTAAACGCTCTGCGATTCGGTTAAGCCGAGCCAACAACCGAGAACGCAGCTCGCTCTCGTCCATCAACCAGCCACAGCCACAGACTTACTGGAGGCTTTCACGCTCGCTGCAGATTGAGGCACAAGCCGAATTGCATCATCCTCGATCACGATCTGCAGTTCATCGCCCGGCTCCACACCAAACTTCTCCGAGTACGTCTTGCCTACCAAAATCACACCATTACGATGGACGGTAGTCATAAACTGCGCTGCTTTACCAGGCTTCTTGCTGGTTTTCAGCTTTACACCTTTAGCTTCAAGCAGTGCCTCGTGCAACTTACCGATGAGCAAGCGCTCATTACCCTTATCCGTATTGCGCACGTAGCCAGCCTCGCGAGCTAGCTCGGCTTGATCCATGTCCGCATTGGCTTTCACAAATGAAAGCAGGTCTTGCCCAGTGAGCATGAGTGGTAAAACGCTACGAAAACAGCGTATCACACAAAGCTCTACTTGGCATCGGCCCAGCTACTACCAAAAGAAGCTTCCGCCACGATAGGCACCAACTGACAAACTACCGAACCCGCGGCTTCCATAGCTCCGGCTAATGTTTTCGCCCACTTCTCCACTACCCCATCCTCAACCTCGAGAACGATCTCGTCGTGCACCATGGCAATAAGCATCGCTTCCTCTGGCTTAGCCGCTTTTATGTTGTCCCATATCATCGCGATGGCAATCTTAGCGATGTCACCCGCTGTACCCTGCACTTGCGTGTTGATTCGCGTAGTGTATTTATCATTAAAGCCTGTCAGTATCCTACGCCTACCATACCTAGTAAATACAGCGCGCGTAGTCTTATTGCCTTCTTGCATCTGCCACTCATAAAGCTGGGGATACGCTTCACGAAACCCAGTAACAAGACCCTGGGCTTCTTCTAGCTCCATATCTACACCATACTGTGCAACAGCTTGCTTCCTTAACGTAGCAGCACCTGCCCCATACAAAAGCCCGAAATTACAGAGCTTCGCAGAAGTACGCTCTTTCTTCGTAATAGTATCAGCACTTTTACCTGTCACTAAAGCCGCGGTCTCTGTGTGTAAGTCCCGCCCAGCTCGGTACGCCTCCAGCATGCGCTCTTCACCAGATAGCTCCGCGGCCACCCTCAGCTCCACCTGACTGAAGTCAGCCACAACCAAGGTGTAACCCTCACGAGCGCGAAACAGGCGCCGAAACTCCCCCTCCCGCGGCACTTGCTGAAGATTCGGACCTGAGCAACTCAGCCTGCCCGTCTCTGTCCCCATCTGCCGGTACCCCGCATGGATCCGCCCGTCCGGTCCAATCGAATCCAGCAGTTTCTCAATGTGAGACACACGGGTTACAGCCGCCTTCCACTCCATGTACATGGCCACGAGCTCGTACTCCCCCTTCAGAAACGCCAGCAGGTTCTGATCCAAACTCGGTGCTCCCTTCTCGTCCGGTGGTAGCAGAATGCCCGCCTGCTCAAACCGCTCCGCCATCTGCTTCGGAGAGCGCGGGTTGAACCCCTTGTAGCGCTTGGTTCCAGCGCGGATCGACCCCGAGTCCTTCTCCCGTGTGTTTAAGGCCCCGTCCTCATCCCGCGGTAGCCACACCGCCGGCTCATCTGGCTTCTCCTGTTTGATCGCCAGATCCAACGCCTCGAGGAATGTCGTCTTAAGCGTCTCAGCATTGTCTTGCAATGAGACTTGCAGCGCCGCGGCAGACACCGCATCAAATCCAAACCCGTTCCACTGCATCCGAGCGATGGGCCGAAGCGCCATCATCTCCAGCTTGAAGATGTCCCACAGCGTCACCGAGGGCGACACCTCTGACTCCTTCAGCGCTGCTACGAGTGCGGGCACCATCCTCGGTAGACACACCGCGTCCCGGGCGGCATAGCGGACCATCTCATCCGAGATCTCCCCTGCCCAGTTGGCCTTCTGTAGCTCCTTAGGCAGCGGCACCTTCAGCACACGGCTTACCAGACTCCCCAGGTCGTTCTTTGCCCCTGTGCCGTTGTTCACCACCTTGGCGGCAATCATCGTGTCGAAGATCGATCCTCCGAGCTCGACACCTTCCCCCGCTAGGAAGTTCAAGTCGAATGCAGCATTCTGCAGCACCTTCTTTTTTGGCCCCTCGAGCAACGCCTTCAGCTGACGTAGCCCTGGTGCATCCCAAGGCAGCTGCCGCCCGCCCTCGGTGCGCCAACCTTCCACATCGACCACCAACGCATAGTCGCAACTTGCGACTTGGATGAGACGCACGCGATTCACCAGTGGATCCAGGCCAGTGGTCTCTGTATCCACGCCCAGCGGACCCACTGCCTCCCCGAGCTCGGAAACGCGCCGGGTCAGCAATGCCGCAGCCTGTGGACCACGAATGAAGTCGAAATCCACATTATCTAAAGCTTCCTTGTGAGCAAGGGATTCATCGGACGGCATACTCGGTTAAATGCAGTGGTTGTGTGGACGACCTTACTCTTAGATTCGCCCAAGAAGCAGCACTAAGGCAGATCGATGATTGTACCAATATAGCAGAGCTAAAAGCTCTAGCTAAAAGTCTCATTAAGTCTCACTTTACATCGCGCAGCTTCATAGCAACACTCTTGCTCCGCGAAACAACCCTGGGGCCCAGCCCCAGCTACCAGGCCGAGCTCGATGACGAGCTCCCCTGGCGCCAGGGCTAAGAGCGCAACATCAACCCCAATCGGTGTCCTCCCAATCTCCGTAGTCCTGCGTAGAACCGGGGGTCCCATATATCTCCGAGGCCGTGTCCAAAACCTCCGGCGTATTTTCCGAAACCGCTGTGCTGGAGAGGGTTTCAGCCTCGGAGGTTTTGGACAACCCCTCTGTGTGTCCAAAACTGTCCGAAACCTCTAGGGGCATTTCGGCAGCGTTTTCCACAAAAGTTTCCACAGGCAGCTCGGTCTCGTGCGTCTCAGTTGAGACTGTGCCTTGCTGAACTGTTTCGACCTCGGAGGTTTTGGACACTTCGGGGTTTTGGACAATTTCGTCTGTACCCTGTCCAAAACCCAAATCCCTTCCAGCACAAGGAGTTCCAAAGAAAGAAGGAGGGTTTTGGACACTCCGACCCTCGTATATAGGGGCTTTGACAGAAAAACCCACCAGAGGGCGCCCCCCTTTCTGTCCCGGCTGTCGCACCCGAGTTTCTTCCACGAGGCCGGCAACAACCCACCGCTGCGCCCACCGCTTAACCGTCTTCTCACTGACGATCGTCCCCGGCCCCCTACGCCCCGCCAGCCGGCTGTTGAGCGCGTAGCGCAGCTCCTTAGCTGTCATCGGCGCTTCCGCTTCCTTGAGGATCCCGAGAACGATCGTCCGTGGCGTCTCATCGCCCTGCCCACCGTTCTCTCGGGTCACAGTCGGGGTGAGATCCTCAATGCTCAGCGCTTCCTCAATGTCCTCCTGCACCAGGAAGCGATCCCCACCCCGCATGCCCCGACTCTTGTCGATTTCGAGGATGAGCGCATGATCCCCGTACTGAGCGCGCTCCTCGTCCGTCAGGTCCTTCAGTTCCCAGGTCTCGTGCACCGCATTCCGCAGCGTGTCTGTGCCGCGGAACTTCGTCCCGTCCTTGGTGTTGTGGTGGATCCACAGAAATGTCGTCGGTGGGAACGCCGTCCCGTTCTCCCGCGCCAAGCGGTACAGCGTGTTCGAGTACTCCTTCTCGTACTCCTTGGCCGCAATCATCGTGCTCACCGACGTGAGTGAGTCGACTACCACCAGTACTGGCTTGAGCTCTTGCAGCCACCGCAAGAGCACCCTGTACTGGCTTTGTTGCCACTGCGGTTTGAATCGGAACCAGGTATCGGCACCGGTCGAGTCAATCCCCTGCTGATCCAGGTACTCCGCATAGTCCGTCATCGACATGTCGTTGCCGATGAACAGCACATTCCCCGAGACCGTCGGCTCGACCGTCAGCCCCCGCACCTTCATCGGCAGCTTCTGGCCCACGATCTTGGCCAGCAGCACGGCAAGGCGCGTCTTACCCATCCCGCCCCTTGCGTGCAAGAGAATCGAGCTCGGTGCCGACACAAAGTCCGGGATCAGGTAGTCCCGCTGCCCGCGCATCTTCTCCTGCCACTGCGGGTCTTCCTCTACCTGCTCCTGGTGCAGCAGGAACCGCTCGAGCGCTGACTCCACCTGCGGCCCCGACTTGTACACGTGCGTCAGCCCGGAGTCCCGCACCAGCTCCATCAACTGGTAATGCGCGAGCTCGGCATTGTCGTACCCGTTGATGATCTTCTCGGCTGCCGTAAAAAACTCCTGCCCCGATAGCCGTTTCAGCGGTGCATCTTTGATGGTGACCTCGGTCGCCGTTGCGCACGCCGGGTAGTCGTACCCCAGCTCCACGGCCAGCTCCGCCACATAGGCCTCGAGGGCGGGCCCACTCGGACGCCCAGCGTGCATGTCCTTGGTGCGGATCTTGTGGACGAAATCGAGCACGTCACCACCTACACCACACGCTTTGCAGTCCCAGCAACCGGTCTCTTCCGCGTACTGGAATGTCGTCCCGCTCTGCCCCCCGTGCCACGGGCAGCCGCTCATGCGCTGGGGCTTATCTCCACCGCGGCTCTTCCACCCGTACCGGTCAAACACCTCGTGGTTGAACACCAGATCAGCCAACCGCGGCCGCAGCAGCGACTGCACCTCCTCCTTGAAAAACCACCCACGGATCTGACGTGGCGGGACAGCTGTCTGCCCCCCGAGCTCGCTCATCACCTCCTTCTGCTCAGCCTCGGACAGCCATTGCACCGGCTTCCGATGTGGGCGCAGCACATCCAGCACCCACTGCGGTGCCGTCTCTACCTTTCCGCCGTTGTAGTTGAGGAACCGATAGGGCTGCTTTGTTTCCGGGTGTGGTGAGCCAGGGACCACGCTCTGACAGGCGTTGAACCGCAGCACCACCTCTTCGTAGGCAGCCCCACTGATCGCGTCCACATCACCACCGGCACCCCGGTTTGTATCCCCATGCCCCAGGTGCCACTGCCCATCGTCCGTGCGCAGGATCAAGGTCTTCACATCCCCGAGCTCGGGAACCAAACGCTTGGGTACCTGATACAGGATCTGCCGACGCCCGGGCTTACCCGAAGTCCACGACATGGTCCGCTCCTCGCCATAGACCTCGTACTCCGATCCCGCCACTTCGCGATAGCGCTGATCGGCGTCAGGCCCATCGATGTCGAGGGCTATGAGTCCCCCCGAGAACGAACCTGTCACCACACCCAGGCCTACGTATTCCTGCCTGAGCTGGTAGGCCGTCATGCACTCAATCCGCGTCAACGGCTTAGTGCTCCACTCCTTTACAAAGGTGGCTTTTCCCGCAACTGGCACAAAAGCCCATCCATCTGGAAATACATCACGTCGTAGCAATTCGATAGCTCGCCCCTTTAAGAGATCCGAGCTATTGCCATTGAGCTCTTTGTCCATTACGATTTCAGCAGCAAGTGAAGGCCAAGACCCTCCGCCACAAGCGGGGGGTTTTTTCTTGGCCGTGTTTCACCGTAACGAGCTACCAGATCCCCGACAACCCACCGCGGTAAGTCTCACGAGACTCACTGATTATTGCGAGTTTTCCTGCAGATCGTTGACGAAGTCACGCCAATCCCGTACGATCTGCTCACGAGGCCGGGAAACCCCCGACCTCTGGCACATCACCCACTATTTACGGGATTTCGCCCCCATGTCCACGTTCCTTTCAAAAGGTGCCATCGAGGAGATCTCCAAGGAGTCTTCCAGCGCCGGTCGCTACCTGAACCCATCCAAGATCACCGACGAAGTCCGAGTGCGCTTCTTCGGTGAAGGCGCGACAGGTTTCGAGGCCTGGACCACCGACAACAAGCCCATCCGCTGGGAAAGCAAGCCCGATGAGCTCCCCTCCAACATCCGCCAGCAGGAGGGCTACCAAACCGTCAAGCGTTTCATCGCCGGTGTGGTCTACGACTACTCCTCTGATGACTTCAAGATCCTGCAGATCACTCAGAAGACTCTGATGGATCAGCTCTTCAAGTTCATCTCCGACGAAGACTACGGAGACCCCACCGGCTACGACGTAAAGATCGGCAAAACCGGTGAAGGTAAAAAAACCGAATATACCCTAGTAGCCGCACCTCCTAAGCCGGTCAAAGCTGACCTTCAGGCACGCTTCGATGACCTCACGTGTGACCTGACTCGCCTCTACGACGGTGAGGATCCATTCGCTGAAGCCTCCGCCTAACAGCCACAGGGGAGCTATCCGCTCCCCTTTTTACTTAGTACCTCATGGACACCACACAGCTGCTCGGACGCAACATTCGCTTCCATCTCTTCCGCACCCGGCTAACACTGCGCGATGTCGCCGAAGCCTCTGGCATATCCCCCTACTCTCTTGGTCGCATGGCCAGTGGCAAAACCAAGCTGATCGATCCCAACGTTCTCGCCGATCTAATGCGTGTCTTCCGCTGCGACGCCAACGCGCTGCTCCTACCCATCGAGGGCGTCCCCTATGACGGCTGACCTCATCCGCGGCCTACCCAAGTACGAACCAGTCCGCTCCCACGAGAACGGTGAACGCAGCTACTCCACACCACTTGGATCCTGCAGCTCCGTTACCACAATCCTGAGCGGCACCCGCGATAGCTCCGGCCTGCAAGCTTGGCGCGAGTCCGTCGGTGAAGCCCGCGCAGACTTCATCTGCAACCTCGCCAGCTTCCGCGGCACCCGCCACCACGACGCTGTCGAGCGCTACCTACTCGACGGCACCGAGCCCGGCTTCGACTTCCTCAACACGCCCTACTGGAACAGCACGCGCAGCTTCCTCAACCGCATTCGCCGTCCTCTCGTCTGCGAAGGAGCTATCTACCACCCGCTCCGCTACGCCGGCACGTTCGACTGCATCGCTTATCTAGAGGACGATGGTGAACAGCCCTCTTTGCTGGACTGGAAAACAGCCGATAAAGTCCGCAACCCAGCAAAGATGTACGAATACTCGTTGCAAGTTGCTGCTTACACCGCCGCCGCTAATTACGTCTACAAACCACAAGGCCTAAATATCACCCGAGCGCTGATCGTCGTAGCTATCCCCGACGAAACGCCTCAAATCGAAGAGCTCTCGCTCCGCAAGCTCACCCAGTACATGCAGCACTTCGAGGCTCGCATCAAACGCTTCACCCGGTCCCGCGCATGAGCGAAACCACCCCTATCCACGCTCTGGTCAGCAACGTCATCGGAGGCTCCCTCCTAGTGCAGCACGCCAACGCGCTGGACATCGATCCCGAGCTACTCGCTGACCCCAGTAGCCCCGAGTCCTTCGAGCTCTACCGCAAGCTCACCACGCACCTAGGCCTCGACTTTGAAGTCGCCGCTTCGCACGTTCTGAGCTCCGTGACAGCACTGCTCATCGACGCCGAGGTCAAGGACCACAACGTCCGCTACCTCGCCACCGCGCTCTGGAAAATACTCGGCGATCCTGCCCATAACGGCGACGAACCCCCACCGATCTACAACGAAGCCGCCAAGGCGATGTACGCCTGGACCCTGACCCTTCTCCACCCCACTTTTATCCGCCCCTGATCATGCTCATCGGTATCTACTCTCCCGCCGCCGGCAGCGGCAAATCTTCCGTCGCCGACCACCTGGTTACACAGCACGGCTTCACCCACCTCAGCTTTGCCGAACCGCTCAAGTCAATGATCAGCTCGCTGCTCTATGACTTCGGCTATAGCCCTCAGGACGCGCACCACGCGACACACGTCGCCAAAACCGCCCCTCTCCCCGAGATCGATGACAACGTCGACGCTCGCCACCTACTCCGCACCCTGGGCACCGAGTGGGGTCGTAGCTGCGTCCACCCCGACATCTGGCTCCGCTGCTGGACTTCCCGCTACATGCGCCTCCAGCTCCACGGCATCGAGCGCGTCGTTGTAGACGACATGCGCTTTCTCAACGAAGCCGCCCTCCTCGATCGCTTCGGCGCTCATCTCTGGAAAGTCACGCGCCCGGGAACCGAGCGCAACACCGACCACGCCTCTGAAGGCGGCCTCGACCACCTCCACGCCCTGACTGACCCCGAGAACGACTGCTCCCTCGCCTTCCACCACATCATCGAAAACGACGAATCCCTCGACGCGCTATACAGCCAAGTAGACGACGTCCTCGCGTTTGACTACTTCTCCGAAGTCATATGAGCTCACTATCCGTAGTCGAATTGCGTGCCCACTCCACCAACGTTGAAGACCACATAGCCAGAGTGCTCAACGACTTCAGCGAAATCACTGGAGTAGCCGTCGAAGCTTTAACAATCACTCCAGCTTCCACCGCCGATTCATTCAGCACCACATACTACGTTCAGCTAAAAATCACCCTCTAGTGGATCAGCATCTCGCCACCGTCCTACCGCAGTACATGCGGCTCGCCTCCAGCGCATCTGCCGAAACCATCCGTTGCAACCCCGTCACCGGCCCCTACAGCGAGCTCTACTTCAAACTCGCTCGCCAGCACGGCCTCACCCACGCCCGAGCCTGGCTACTCGGCTCACTGGTCCGCGACCTTCACAGCTCCGCTGCTTCTTGATCAGCGATGTCGGACCTCATCTCCCAGTACCTCAGTGACATCTCCCGGCATCCGATCCTCTCGCGCGAAGCCCAGCTCCGTCACGCCTATCGCATCCGCGCATGGGTCGACTACACCCCACCCGGCTCCACCGAGCCCGACCGCTCCGCCGCCCCCGCTCACATTGCACGCCCCGGCAAGCGCTCCCTGGACATCATGGTGCGAACCAACCTGCGCTTAGTTGTCCACCTCGCCAAGCGCTATCAGAACCGAGGCCTCGAACTCAGCGATCTGATCCAGGAAGGCAGCCTCGGTCTCATCCGAGGCATCGAGCTCTTTGACCCAACCCGCGGATACGCCTTCAGCACATACAGCTATTGGTGGATCCGCCAATCTATTTCACGCGCAATCTATAACTCTTCCCGCACAATACGGCTACCAATAAACGTGCAGGATCTTTCTACCAAGATCAAACGCGCTATGCACACGCTGACTGCCTCTTACGGCAGGCCCCCTTCTATCGATGAGCTCAGCACCGAGCTCGAGCTCCCCCCTGAGCGCATCACCGAGACCTTGATCAGCTGCACCATTACCAGCTGCACCTCCATTGACGCCCTATGTCAGCTCTCTGATGCCCCCATCTCCGAGGTACTCAGCTCTGACAACCCGACCCCGTCAGAAAGCCCAGAACTCACCGTATCCCTCATCGAGCGCGAAGAGCTTCTACAAAAAGCCCTCGCGACCCTCGACCCTACGCAACTCCTTGTGGTCCAAGCGATCCACTTTGAGCAACGCAGCCGCCACGAGCTATCCGACGAGCTCGGTATATCCCGCTATTGCATCTCATCGATCTACAAAAAAGCTATGCACAAACTAAGAGTAGAGCTCACTTATAGTTGGGATGCGTTTAACGAGTGAGCTACCAGACAGTAAATTCTTCTACTTCTATGCCCTCCATAGCAAAAGCGTATACACCTGTGTGCTTACAACGATACACTCGCTGATAGATTGTAGAGTAATTTAGTCCTAATTCTTTGCACAAACTCTTAGCATTATACAGTACTCCCTGATACAGGTACATTGTTTTAGTTACGTGACCTACTACAGGTCTTTTACTACGTAGCACCCTAGATGCAGCTATGCGCACTGTTTGTTCCTGCGGGGATACGCAGTCTTTATTCCGTCTACTCTTAGCTACTCCGCTTTCATCTCGTCCGTTATCGTCTTGCCATCCTAGCGCTAGTTCTTCTTTTCCTATGTGCCGGACTACCATACTACCTGGATTTTGACCCGTTTTTAAGTAGTACGCAATCCTATGGGCATAAAATAATCCATGTCCCCGCACAGACACTAACCATTTTGCTCCGCTTCTTGAACCAGCTGGTTCACCTATTTTAGCTTTACCATTTTTACTAGCGACTTTCCAAACAAGGCCCGAAGGCGATGTACTAGATATCTCGAGCAGCTCTTCAACTATTGGTGGAATGGGGCGTGGAGCTCCCTTCCTATTGAGCGCGTAGTGCACATCGGTAAGCGGAAGGCAGCGCTGGTATGTCTGAGCAGGCATACAGGTCTCTGAGGTACCCCACAAGCATACCCCCCTACAACTTTTATTTATATACAGTTTTTCTAGCCCAGGATGTGACATATCCCCCTCTAGCCCAGTCTCACTGCGACGCAGGGCTGGACTCAACTTGTGACACAGCGAGACTCATGTCCCTCAGGTGCGACTCATGAGACTTACTGGGGTGGCTTGACGACCGCGCGGCGCCATGCCAGACTGACCTCACGCGCGCACATCATGCGCGTTTTCAGCTCTCACTGCAACCACCTCCGGCGGATTGCTTGACAGCTGGCTGCCCTTGTGCAACGCTTAAGGGCATCGGGAGCTCAGCCGCCCCGCGGAGCCTAGGCCTCTGGCCAGCTCCCCGCGGCTGCGCGCCGATCCCCGTTCCGGCGGGGTGCTTGACAGATCGCCCGATCTGTGCAACCATTCTCTCAGTCGAAACCACCGATGCGCTAAGCCACAGAGCGGGGCAGGGCCCCGCGCGATAAATAGGCCACGGCCGCCGAACCGCTTGTCCCCGTCTGGGGGAGCGAGGGCGCTAGGGCCTGAGATAAGTAGGGAGCTGGGCTAGTACCCCAGCGAACGCGAAACCCCCGAAAAGTCGGTCCCGCTTTCATGCGGGCTGAGTCCGGTGAGGGGCGGAGTAGTTGATCAACCGAAAGGCTCAGGTGGGTGTTGACCCGTAACCGAACGCGGACCCTTCGTACCGGTGTAGGACGCCAAAGACAGTAGTGGCTAGCGTGCACCGCCTCACGGCGGGGGTGTGTCCGGATTCCAGCTCCGGGCGAGGTGAGTCAACTCCCCACACCCAGCACAGATAGCGGCGCTCCTATCAGGCCGCATTACAAATGAGTGATAGGACGGTCGTGCGTGTCGACCGTGGCAACGGGCATTCGGCTCTGCCCATCACGCACAAACCATCTCCCCCAGAAGTTCCCCCTGGCGCACTGCGTCCGGGGGTCTTTTGGCTGAGGTGCTTTGCATCTCACGTCCCCAAGCTGTGTCCAGCATGCGTTTCAATTCCCGCCGCGCCGATGTCACCGGCTATCTCGAATTCATCTGGATCGAGAAAGACCTCCCCGAGGGCGTCAACCCTCAAGCCATCGCCCTGATCACGGATACGACCGACGGCCGCTTCCACGGCATGTATGGCCTCCAAACCGTGTCCGGCCCCACCGTTTCCGCAGTCAAGGCAGAACTGTTCGCCCTCATCGAGGCAGGCCAGTGATCACCGAGCACGCCACCGCCGAGCACTTCGCTCGCTGGGAGTCCCACGCCCGTGGTCTGGACGCCTACTCCCTCCGCTACATCGTGGCCGACTGCCACCAGGCCGCCGCCGGTATGCGCGGTTGGAATCCCTCCCGTGAGGGCTACTACTTGGACCAAGCCGCCACCTATGGCATGGAGCTAACCCGCCGCAACCGCGAGCTCCCACCAGCTTTGCGCCACCGTTGACCCATTCCGAAACTGCACAAGCCATGACCACAGTCCACCGCATCGACACCGGCGAGACCTTCGTCTACACCCTCTCTCCCGCGCAGGCCGTCATCGCTGCCTACGAGCAGCACACCTGCCGCAACTGGAATACCTGGCGCTACCGCGACCCTTCCCAATACACGGGGTACCGCCGCACCAAGCATGGCCACGAATGCAACGGCTACTGGGCAAAAGCATGACCTACGAAATCCACTGCACCATCACCGATGAGCTCGGCACCCGCACCGCCCCCACCGGCATCTGGGGGTGGAGCCGTGCCGACCTCGTGCTGGAACTCGCCGGCCTAACCCGCCGCAACCCGGACTGCACCTTCCACATCGAGGAGTGCATCCCCGAGGACGCCTTCAACGCCTACTGATCTGCCAATGAGCACCATCCGCCGCGCCCCCACCGAGTCTTTCCCCGAGACCGTCTCCTGGCTCGCTGAGCTGTTTTCCGTCGACCGCCGCACCGCAACCCACATCGCGTGGAACGTGTGCTTCCGCATCGGCACCGATCGTCACCTCTGGGTTGACGAAACCCGCGCCCACCGCTTCATCGAGCGCAAATCATGACCGTGGACCCCCACACCAAAGCCACCGAGGTCTGGTTCCTGCTCCACCAAATAGAGCAGCTAACCATCAACGACCCCGCTTACATCCACGTCCTACGTGACGTGTCCAACTGCCTCGACCGCGTCGAAACCATCCAGCACGACATAGAGGCATCCGGCAACTGACGCTCCCCCGGAGCTCTACCCCTTCTATGGGCGGGCTCCCTGGGCGCCTCGCCCCTTCCCTTCACAAGCTGTAGACAGCATGTCCCGCAAACTTCGCGGCTTCATCGTCGATCGCGGTCTCTCCCCGATCGACGGCGAGCCCTACATCGCCGTGCTTGTTCTCCAATCCGAGAACGTCAAGACCGGCAACATGTGCCAAGTCTTCATCCTCCGCCCGGACGTGCCTCCGCTGGAGGCCATCGCGTCTGGCGCCGACCGCACCATCTGCGGTGACTGCCCGCACCGCCGTCGCTGGTCTGATGAGCTGCAGCGCTACGTGCGCTCCTGCTATGTCGACGTAGGCAAAAGCGTCGGCAGCGTCTACCGCGCCCTCACCCGAGGCTCCTACCCCGAGTACGACCCCGCTCTACACGCCCGCTACATCCGCGGGCGCCGCATCCGCTGGGGTACCTACGGCGACCCTGCCATCCTCACCGAGTCCGTCGTTCGCGACCTCACCGCCCTAGCCGACGGCCACACCGGCTACAGCCACCAGTGGCGCCACGACTGGGCGCAATGGTGCCGCGGCTTTTTCCAGGCATCGTGCGACTCGTTCACTGACTACCTCGCCGCGTCAGCGGCGGGCTGGCGCACCTTTGCCGTCGTGCCCCAGGGCAGCGCCCCCTACAGCGGCAAGCTCTGCCCCGCCACCGCCGCCGACTCGCAAGCGCAGTGCCTTACCTGTCGCCTCTGCGACGGCGCCAAGACCGACATCTTCGTAGAAGCCCACGGCGTCGGCGCCGCCTACGTCAACGCATGACCCGCAAACCCCGCACCACCACCACCATGACCCGCCCCCGCCGCCCCACCCCTCCCTGGGTCCGCGCCGAACACATCGCCGGACTGTGCCTCGGCCTGGCCCTCGCCGCCATGGCCGTCGACTACGGCTACCAGCGCCCCAGCGACACCCTGCCCCCCACCCCCACCCTCTACACAGGCCCATGACCGACACCCCCGATCCCCGCCCCCTCTCCCCCCGCGACCCCGAGCCCGACGCTCCACCCATCCGCGTCTGGCACTTCCTCTCCGCCGACCTCGAGCACGAGCACTGGGTGGAGGACCCCACCGAGGTCGAGCCCCTCCTCATCGAGTACGCCACCCGCGCGCAGCCCTACACCCTCAACCACTACGTGGAAGATCCGCACTAACTGCAGCAAAGCTGCTAACTTCCTTGCGCTCCTCACCGATCCTTGCTAAACATCACGCAGATGCGTAACCCGACCCGCACAACCCGCACCTACAGCCCCACCGGCGCAATCGGCCGCCGTCTCACCGCAGCCCACGAGCTGCAACTCCAATCGCAGCGCATCACCGCTGAGCTCACCGCTCACCGCACCTGGCTCTGCGACCGCATGGAGCGCCTCGACCTCGACCGCATCGAGCAGGGCGACCTCATCGTCACCCGCAAACTTCGCCACCGCTGGACTTACACCTCCGAGACCGAGGCCGCCATGGAGGCCCTCCGCAAAACCCAACTCCGCGAGCAGGCCGAAGGCCTCGCCACCGACTCCCCCACCGTCTACGTCGCCCTCACCACTCAGTACCTGCCATGAGCCTCACAGCCCTCTCCCCCACCGAGCTCCACCACACCGTCACCGCCATGGAGCGCCACGGCGGCGGCTTCTGCCGCGCCCTCGCCGCCGCCTGGTACGTCGCCGACCCCAGCAACAAGCGCCGCCTCGAGAACGCCTTCAACCACATCCTCGAGGACTTCGCCCCCGGCTCTTACTTCTACAACCGCTGACCCCATGCGCATCATCACCCTTCAAGTCGTGCGCGAGCACGGCACCGAGCCACGCCTTGCCGTTCAAGTGGACGGCCGCCGTGGCGTCCCTTCATTCCTCGCCCCTGAGGACGTTGGCACCTGGATCCAGGGCTTCATCGCCGCACTCCCCCCGCTGGAGGACTGATGCGCCGCTTCACTCTCACGCCTGGAACTGCCAAACCTGAATGGTTGGCTGTACCAATACCAAGGTACGCTCACTTATACGAGGTCTCTAGTGCTGGACAAGTTAGAGCGCTAGACAGATTCGTAATAGACAAGCTTACGGGTATTAAGCGCTCGCACAAAGGACGGATAATTACACCGAAACAGTCTGGCCGGTACCTAGGCGTTTCGCTATTCGACCATCCGGACTCCTCTCGTTTTTACATACACCGACTTGTAGCCCTTGCGTTCATTCCTAATCCCGATAACAAGCCCTGTGTTAATCACAAAAACAGAGACCGTTATGACAACCACGTCGAAAACCTGGAGTGGGTTACTTATCAAGAAAACTCACAGCATCTTATCTCATCTGTTGACTATGTGCCACCACGAGCGGTCAAAGGCGAGGATAGTCCCTCGGCGAAACTCAACGCTGAAGTTGTCGAGCAACTTCGCTTGTCCTGGGAGCCAGGGGCGCCTATTGGGAGCTTGGCTAGGCTGTACGGTGTTAGCCACAGGGCGCTATACCAAGCACTTAGCGGGAATACTTGGAAGCACGTTGCTCCTAAACGTGCAGTTAACTGGCCACACTAGGCCAGTAACAGCTACTACTTATCACTCTTATTATCACGGCCGCATCACCTATTGCGGCCAGACCTACCAGCACTGGGGCGTCAGCGCCGCCCACCCCTGGCTCCCCTGCGGCACCCGAGTGCGCGTCTCCCACCGAGGCCGCACCCTCACGGTGCCCATCACCGACCGCTGCGACTGCGCAAGTTTGGATCTCAGCGCCGGCGCCGCCTACCGCCTCGGCGTTCCGCTCGATGGCATCGCCTCCGTGCACATCTCTTACTGAGTCTCATGAGTCTCACTATCCGCTACCTCCGCAAGGAGCTCCTCCACTTCACCGACGGCACCATCGCCGAACACACCCGCAAAGAAGTGGAGCGCCTGTCTTCCCCCGAGCACGAACCACCCCCCGTTAGCCGGGGTGTCGGCGCATTCCTCGTCCCCGCCTCTGACCACTACCTGCAGTCCTGGCGTGACATCAATCCCGCCATCCGCAACGTCACCTTCTCCTACACACGCGTATGACTGACCTCACCCTTCCCACTGTTCATCTAAACGGCACCAGCCGAGCCACCCTCTCTGAGGGCTACTTCAACGCCTACCGCGCCCTGCAAGACGCCATCCGCGCCTTCAACGAGATCGAAATTAACGCGAGGGACTACTACGTCGCCGGTCCCGGCGCGTGGCCCCAAGCCACCACGCAAAGAGACGTGATGCGCTCCCACCTCCGCGACGTCCAGCAGTACCTCGAAGCCCACCTCATCCACCTAGGCGAATGAACGACCCTGCTTTCAACCTGCTCCAGCTTGAGTCGCGCCCCAACTGGTACGACCACCTCAGCGCCGTCGAGGCCGCCATGGCCGCCCAGGACCGCATCGACACCGCCCGCTTCCGCGCCGGCTGGTCCGGCGATGAGGGCGGCTGGTACTCCCCCGACGGCATCCACGAATCCGACTGGGAGCTCGAGGGCTACCCCTTCCCCGAGGACGACAACTACGCCACCTTCTGGCACGCCTACATCCACAGCGCCTCCGTCTGACCACCCGGAGGGCTGCGCCTCCGCTACCAACGCAGCCGGTTCCGCCGGCCCAGCACCCCTACCGCACCACCATGCGCGACTACAGCCCCAACACCGTCACCACCGCCTACGCCGCCGACGGCCGCGGCCCTGCCGTTTACGGCAAGTACCGCGAGCACGGCTACGCCGTGAACCCCCTCACCGCCCAGCTCGGCACCTTCGTCCCCGAGCGTGCCTCCGCCACCGAGGCCTTCGCCATCGCCGGCCTCAACTGGACCGCCGAGAAGCGCCCCGTCTTCTACATGGGCCCCGACGGCCGCCGCATCGAGGCCCCCGACCACTGCTCCATCGTCCGCAGTGACAACGACGCCCTGCTCGGCATCCACGGCACCGCCTACACCCCGGTGCAGAACGACGCCCTGATCAACCTCCTCGACTACCTCCGCGAGAACATCCACCTCGAGACCGTCCTCTCCATCCGCGACGGCCGCCGCGTCTTCGCCACCGCCGCCATCGACACCGAGAGCGAAGTCGTCCCCGGCGACCGCGTCCGCCGCTACCTCCACCTCTTCAACTCCCACGACGGCAGCTCCGGCTTCGGCGTCTTCTTCAGCGACGTCCGCCTCGCCTGCGCCAATCAGCTCAACTACCTAACCGGCCGCGCCGCCACCGCTGCCGCGTCCGCAGGCACCGGCCTTCGTCGCAAGCACACCAGCAGCGTCACCGAGTTCGCCCGCCATCTCCCGCAGCTGATCGACATCGAGCGCCGCACCTTCGCCGCCTCCATCGACGAGCTGCGCTCCCTCGCCAGCCTGCGCCTCACCCCCGAGACCGCCCGCCGCGTCCTCGAAGCCACCTACGCCGACAAACTCACCACCCCCATCCGCGACAAATCCACCGGCGACAAGCGCCCCCGCGTGCTCGCCGACCTCCCCGAGATCGCCACCATCCGCAGCCACTACTCCGGCACAACTGGCCTCGGCATCCACGACATCCCCGGCATCCCTGGCACCGCTTACGCCCTCTTCAACGCCATCACCCAGCACGCCACCCACGACTCCGGCCGTGCCACCGACTCCACCGAGCGCGCCCGGGCCCGCCTCGAAGCGCTCTGGGGCGGCGCTGCTGCCAAGCGCATCGAGCGCGCCCGCGAAGCCTGCTTGGCGCTGGTGTAGCCAGCACCCTGCTGTGGCCGGCTCCGCCGGCCTCCCTACCCTTGCCCTAGAGCGCCCTCCAGCCGTGCAAATCCCCGACAGCCCTGAGGCACTCTTCGAGCACCTCAGCGACAGCAGCGTCCGCGAGATGTTCTCCAACTACGACGCCCTGCGCCCCCGACACCGCAAGCTCGTCCACCTGCTCCACACCGAGCTCACCAAGGGCGAACTCAGCGACTCGGCCTTCATGGACACGATCGCCTTCATCACCCTGCTCTGGCGCTGCTTCAACCGCACCGCCTGCTTGCAGATCGAGAAGCTGATCGACGACCACGACGAGCTCGAACCTCGCTGGATCAACGCCGCCCTCGACTACGCCCGCGTCAACCAGTTCATCGACGCATGCCTCAACCTCTACGACGCCGCCCCCGACCTCACCGAGCTCGACGGCGAGAGCACCTACCACATCCGACGCACCTTGCCAGACTGATAAAGCCGGCCCTCCCCGAGCGCTGAGCGCCGCCCGGCCCACTCTTCACTCCCCTTCACGGCCCTGCCGTTGCTTTCGCATGGCTTCGCTTGCGTTCGCCTACTACGACCTGTGTAACCCCACCACAGGCACCATCCTCTATCGCACTTGCGCCACCACCTCCGAGATCCTCCAAGCCAATGCCCGACTACGAGACAGCGGAATACCCAGCCGCTACTACCCAGCCGACACCTTCCACGCGCCTCTACTACACGATCCGCGCTGAGGGCGGCTTCCTCGCCGCCAGCCACGCCGCCGACGGCCCACCCATCACGACAACCGCCGCCCCCGAGAGCGCCACGCGCTTCGTCGACATCCTGACCGCCGGTCGCCGCGCCGCCGCGCTACAGCAACTCGGCTGGCGCGACCTCCGCGTCATCGCCATCTACCTCCCATCCACACGCCCATGAGTAAAGCCGTCCCCCCTGAGCGCTACATCGAACTGATCACCCTTGCGGAGGCCCACTACTCCCGCCAAGGCTTCGTCAAGTGGAGCGCCCTGGCCACCGAGCTCGGCCTCAGCCGCCAACGCATCCTCCAGCTCCTGCAGCAGGCCGTCGGCCTCGGCTACATCACCAGCGACGACCTCGACCGCTACCGCTCCGAGGCCGCCCGCCGCATGGCCGCCCGCACCAACCGCGAGCTCCGCCGCGACCTCGAGCGCCTCAAGCTGCAGGTCGTGCTCACCCCCGACAACCTCAGCTGGCTCGACGCCGCGCTCGCTGCCGCCCCCTACGGCATCACCCGCAGCGACCTGATCAACACAGCTATTACACATTTCCACACCGCCACCAATGCGTAAAGCAACCCTCTTCCGCTCCATCGCCCGCTACTGCTCCGAGCTCGCCCCCATCGCCGGCCCCGTGCTGCTCAGCGCCGCCGACCTCGCAGGCGCCCTCGAGCGCGCCGCCCTGCTGGCAGCCGCACCACCCGCCAAGCTGCCGGGATCCCCCGAGGACGACTGATCCGCACCCCTTGCCCACCCACATCGACCCTCTGCAACTCCCTGATGACCACTTCATCGAGCGCGCCCGCGCCATGTGCGCGACAAAGATCCCTCACCTGAACCGCCAGGCAGCTGCCGCACACCTCCGCCGCGGCAGCTACAACGGCACCCCGTACCACTGCCCCATCTGCGGCGACTGGCACACCACGACCTACGACCGTGCCCAAGCCAAACGCTTCGCTCGCCGCTTGTCCCGCCTACTCCGCAACTAAATGCAACGCACAAAGCTTTATCAAGCCCGTCTGCAATGCCGCACTATCGGCTTGATGGCATTTGACTTAGAAGATGCTAAGGTCTGCTTGCAAGAGCTTTACCCCAATGAAACGATACTAAGTCTCATACTCGCTCCCGAATGGTGCAACGACGATGACGCTGCGTAGCACCCACACCAAATGACCCTGCACGAGATCGAACTACTAACAGCTATCTACATAGCTGCTTGCTTCCTTCTATTGTTCATCGCCTCCAAACTCCTGCCATGACAATCGACCCCAAAACAGAACAGCGTCGTCAGGACTACCTCGACGCCCTGTACGAACGCAGCGGCCGCACCTGCAGCACCTACACCGGCCTCTATCAAGAGCGCCTCACCGAGCTCGTCCAACGCGACATGCAGGAGATCCTCAGCGATGCCTGACTATGCAACACCCGAGCAGTGGGCCCAGTGCGAGGAGTGGGTGAACAACCCCGTCGT